TCAATTAGTTCTTCAAGATATGCGACAAAATATTAAAAAAGCATTATATATGGAAACACTTGGTAGACCTGAAGGTACTCCAATGTCAGCTACTGAAGTATCAGAAAGAATGGCTGATTTATCAAGGCAGATTGGTTCTTCATTTGGTAGACTACAATCAGAGTTTGTTAATCCTCTACTTCGTAGAGTAATTCGTATTTTAACAAAACAAGGAAGAATTGATTTACCTAGAATAGATGGAAAAGAAGTAAAAGTCGTTCCTCGTTCTCCTTTAGCTCAAGCACAACACCAACAAGATGTTGCTGACGTTACTCGATTTAATGAAATCATTGGAATGACATTCGGACCTCAAATGTTAAATATGATAGTTAAACAAGATGAGGTAGCTAAATATTTAGCTGGTAAAATGAATCTTCCTGAAAAACTGATAAGAGATACAGCAGAACAACAAGAATTAGCAAATCAGTTGCAAAACCTTTCACAACAAGGTAATATTGGTCAAGATGACATGGGACAACCTCCAGAACAAGGAATCTAAAATACCAGAACCTTCTGTTGAAGAACAGAAGATGAACAAACTTTTTGCTACTGTTTTTAAAACAGATGCTGGTAAAGAAGTTTTATCGTATTTGAAATCTATTACAGCAGAAACTGTAAGTGGTCCAAATGTAAGTAATAATCAATTATTTCATTTAGAAGGTATGCGATATTTATTTGCAATTATTCAAAATAAAATTAACAAAGGAAAGGAACAAAAATGAATGACGAAGCTGGGCAACCACAACAAGAAACTGTCGAAAGACCAGATTATGTACCTGAAAAGTTTTGGGATACAGAAAGACAAGAACCTAATATTGAAGCATTAGGATCAAGTTATAAATCATTAGAATCAAAGTTAGGTCAAAGAACAGAAGATTTAACTAAATCAATTCGAGAAGATATAACAAAAGAACAAAAAGCTAATGTTCCTGAAGGAGATTATGAATTAGTAGCTCCTGATATACCAGAAGGAGTAGAAGTTAATTTAGAACCTGATTTACCTTTGGTAAAATGGTGGGGAGAGTTTGCACGTGAAAAGGGATTATCTCAAAATGAATTTAATTCAGGTGTAAAAGCATTTGTAGATAATGCAGTTAATAGTATTCCTAGTCAAGAAGTACAAATGCAAGAATTAGGTGATAATGCAAAAGAAAGAATAGAAGCTGTTGATTTATGGGCAAAGAAAAATTTATCTTCTAGTGCATATGAATCTGTTGCAAATATTGCTACAAGTGCCAACAATGTTAAGGTATTAGAAGAAATTATGAATTTAACAAAAGATGCTCCAATGCCTAAAGAAGATACTAAAATAGATGTTGATGCAAGTGAAGATGATTTACGAGCTATGATGCGTGATCCTCGTTATTGGGATGATACAAGACGAGATAATGCATACATATCTAGAGTAACGAAACTCTATGAACAAAAGTATGGCACAGCTCCAGCGAAGCTCTAAAGTTAAGGTAGGGTATCAAAATATAGATATAGTTCACGAAAAAGCATCATTTGCTAAACCAAGTGATGCTTATGGTGAATTTGATCATCGAAAAAACATTATATCTATTCAAGAAGATTTAACAAAGACAGACTATGCTTGTACATTATTACATGAGATACTTCATGCAGTAGTTTATTATAATTCTTTAACACAATCAGGACAACCATTAGATAATGAAAATAAAGAAGAAGTAGTCGTTAATAGTATTACTAATGGTTTAATGAGTGTTTTTAAAGACAACCCCAAGATATTGAAAGAATTAGAGCAACACATACATAATGTGCGTTGAAAATAATTAAATTTTCTGAAATATATCAATCAAGCCCTCTTTCGTGGGTATTTGTGCCTATGTCGACTATGGATAACACAAATGAATCAAAGAGATAAGTGAAGCAAAAAACTAAATAACAACCTTTGAATAGGAGTATATAATGGCAACTTCAATTACCAATGCTTTTATAACTCAATTTGAAGCTGAAGTGCATATGGCATATCAGCGTATGGGAGCTAAATTGAAAAATTTAGTTAGAACTGTTAACGGTGTTAATGGCTCTACTGTAACTTTTCAAAAATTAGCTAAAGGTTCTGCAACTACAAAAGCTAGACATGCTGAAGTAGTAGCTATGAACTCTGCACACACTAACGTGAGTGCTACCATGTCTGATTACTATGCAGCAGATTATGTTGATAAATTAGATGAGCTTAAAGTAAATATCGACGAAAGAGGTGTTCTTGCTAAAAACGCAGCATATGCGTTAGGAAGAAAAACTGATGATGTCTTAATTACTGTTTTAAAAGCTGCTACATCTATTGCTAACAACATTAATTCTTCAGCAACAAATATGACGTTAATTAAAGCACAAAATATGCTTACAGTTTTCGGGAATAATGATGTTCCTGACGACAACCAAAGGTACTGGGCAGTTGGTCCTGACCAATGGGGAGATTTGATGGGTATCCAGCAATTCGCTTCTCAAGATTATATCGGACCTTCTGGATTACCATTCTTAGCAGGAGAGCAAACTGCGAAACGATGGATGGGATTCTTAATGTTCTCACATTCAGGTCTTACAGTCGCTACTGACAGACAAACATTGGCTTTTCATAAGTCAGCTTGTGGTCTTGGTATCGGTGCAGACGTGAAAACAGAAATTAATTATATTCCTGAAAAAGTTTCACACTTAATTACTTCAATGTTAAGTTTGGGATCAGTGTTAATTGATGGTGACGGAGCTAGAGTACAGCTCTGTGCAGAATAGGAGATTAATATGGCTTACGCAACTGATAATCCGTTAAGGAAAATCGCTGAAGGTGGTATTAACTCTGTTTGGCTTTATGTTGATGGCGATGCTGTTAGCTCGATTGCTGGTTCTGGTTACTTCGATAGTGCATATGAAAACTTAAAGGAAAACGATGTTATCCTTTGTGTTGGCGCTGCTGGAGGAACTGAAACAGTAGACTTGCTAGTAGTTACATCAGCAACTGGAGCAACAACTGTCACTACCACTAACGGTACTTAAAGCAAATATATATGGGGGATTTATTCCCCCATATTAAAAGGAAACTATGGCAGTAACAAAAGTAGATATAGCATCAAGAGCTTTAATAATGATAGGAGCTTCTCCTATATCATCTTTTTCAGATGATAGTACAGAAGGTTTAGTAACAAATAATATTTATGAAGAAATAGTAGAAGCAACTCTTACTAGACATAGATGGGGTTTTGCTACTGGTCAAAAACAATTATCTCTTTTATCAAGCACACCTGTTGGTAGATGGGAATATGCATATCAAATGCCAACAAGTCCATTAGTTTTACAAATAATTACAGTTACTTCTAATGATAATGTTTTACGATACGAAAGATATGAAGATAAAATTTATCTTGATGGATATGGTTCTACTTCAACTGTTATTATGGATTATATTTTTAGACAAGACGAAAGTAAATTTCCTCCCTATTTCCGTCTTGCCTTAGAATATAAACTAGCAAGTATATATGCTGGAGCTGTTGCTAGAGATGCTGGTATGATAAAAGAATTTAATGAACTTGCTGAAAGGCAATTATTGATTGCTAGAAACTCTGAATCTCAAGAAACAACATCCAACCAACTTGCTACAAATCGATTTATTGAACATAGACGATCAACTCGAACAAGTGGTTTTGGATTAAATGGCTAGACAAATACGAACTGTATTAACTAACTTTTCGGCTGGAGAACTTAATCCTCTTTTAACAGCTCGTACAGATGCAAAAGCATATTTTGATGGAGCTAAACAATGTCGTAATTGGTATCTTCTTGATGAAGGTGGTGTTATGCGTAGACCCGGCACAACATATACAGCTAATTTTTCTACAAGAGAAACAAGAATAGTACCATTTATATTTTCTAATGATGAGGTAGCAATATTTGCTTTATCAAATAATAGATTAGATATTTATAATTCTTCAGGAACTTCTGTTCAATCAAATATAACTTCTAATGCTAACTGGTCTACTGCTCAATTATTTGAATTAAATTTTGCTCAATTTGGAGATACAGTTATTGTTTGTCATAGAGATAATGCAATACGAAAAATTAATAGAGCTAGTGCTACTAGCTTTTCTGTATCAGCTCTTTCTTTTTCTACTCATTCTTCTGGTTATCCAAGATACCAACCTTATTATAAATATGAAGATGATGCAGTTACTTTAACTCCAGCAGCTACTTCAGGTACTGGAGTAAATGTTACTGCTTCTAGTGGTATATTTGATTCAGATGCTAACTGGGTAGGTAAAACACTTCGTATTGGTGGTAAAGAAATAGATATTACTGGAAGAACTAATACAACTGTTGTTGTTGTTAGTATAAGAGAAACATTAGCTGGAACAGGAGCAAATGCAGATTGGGATGAACAACTATGGTCAAGCCATAGAGGATATCCTCAAGCTGTATCTTTCCATGATAATAGATTATGGTTTGGTGGTAATACTTCAAAACCATCTTCTGTTGTTGCAAGTCAAGTAGGGGAATATTTCAACTTTGATGTTGGAAGTGGGAGCGCGAGTGAAGCAATAGATGTTGCCATCGCTGGAGACAGGGTAAATGAAGTTAGACATTTTGTTTCTTCAAGAAACTTACAAGTTTTTACAGATGGTGGTGAATATTATATTCCTACTTCTTCTGATATAGCTGCTATTACTCCAAGTAATATTGCATTTAGACGACAAACTCCTTTTGGATCAAGTCGTGCAAATCCAGTAGTCTTTGATGGAGCTACTGTATTTTCTCAAAAGAATGGAAAAGCAATTCGTGAATATTTATATTCTGATACTCAAGCAGCATATACATCTAATTCTATTTCTGTATTATCTTCTCAATTAATTGATTCACCAAAACAAATAGCTATGATAGGTGGAAGTTTAAGTAGACCAGAACAATTTGCTTTCTTTGTTAATAGTGGAACAACACATAATGGAAAGATTGCAGTTTTTCATAGTGTTCGTGATGAAAAAATAGCTGGTTGGTCAATGTATGAAACTAGAAGTGGAGATTTTTTTCATTCTATGACTGCTGCAAATGAAAATTTATTTGTAGTCGGTAAAAGACAAGTTAATGGAACAACAACTTATACTTTAGAAAAGTTTGCAGAAGATGATTCAATTACATTAGATTGCTCTACTTCAACAACTATATATCAAAAAGGAACACCATTAGTTAATGGTGGTTCTCAAACAGGGAATACATTAGCAGTCGATGGTTTTACTTCTGCTCCAGTAGTATTAGAAACTTTTACTATTGCTGGAAATGCAACAAAATATACGATTGAAGCTGTTACTGCTACTTCATCAGGATACAATATACAATTAGATCAAAACTTAGCTGCTACTCCTTCGGATAATGCAGTTATAACTATGGTAGATGGATATATGCATACAATTAATAGTATTTATGGTCAAATCTCTGTAAATGTTGTATCAGGTAATTCATCACTTGGAGCTTATACAATAGATGTTAATGATAGAATTACACTTAGTTCTAATGCAGTTGCTCCACAACCATCGGGTATGAAAGTAGGATTTAATTATACACCAGTATTAGAAACTATGCCTGTCGATAAAGAAATAGATACTGGTCCACTTACAGGTAGACCTCGAAGAATAACAAGAGCTATATTAGACGTTAATAGTGCATTGGATATTAATGTAAAAGCTGCTAATGCTAACGCTTATGAATTATTAATTACGCCATTAAATTTTACTATTGGGAGTGATTTAACGGCACAGACAGGAAAGAAAGAGTTTAATTTTTTAGGATATAGTAAAAGTCCAACTGTTACTGTATCACAAAATGATCCATTACCACTAAAGGTATTGGCAATGGCTTTGGAGATGCAATTTTAATGGGTATTGATCCAGCAACAATGATGATGGCTAGTGCAGTAGTAAGTTCTGTAGGAACATACTCTAACATACAAAATGTTAAAGCTGCCAATCAAAGAGAAAGAGTTCGTTATGAACGAGAAAGAAAGATAGCTGAAATACAAGCTATGGAAGAAGAAAATATAAGAAAAGATATGTTGAATCAAACAATAGCTAATAATTTAGCAATACAATCTGCTGCTGGTTATTATGATGATTCAAGAAGTTTTTTAAATATTAATGCTCAAGCTAGAAAAAAAGCAGAAAAGGATATTAAAAATATTCGTTTAATGGGCAAGGTAGTAGATTTAAAAATGAGAGATCAAATGTTTGAAAATGATTTAAAAACAAAAGCTGATGTATTTGGTGGATGGATATCTATTGGAGATCAATTAACTAGTGGATATGTTATGTATGATTATTATAGAGATAGGGATAAAGATTAATGGCTGAATTAAGTGTAGGAAAAAGAGAAGTATTTACGACTGCTAGTTCATTAGCAAATCGTATGGGTGTAGTTAAAGGACAAACTGGCGATCCAGTTGCTTTAGCTTCTAGTCAATTAGGACAAACATTAGATGCTTTAGCAAAACAAAAAGCAGTACAAAAAGAAGAAGAATGGAAAAATAATTTAAAAGTAAAAGCATTAGAAAATATTTCTAAATTTGCTCATGATAATAGATACGATCCAGCAAATTTTATGAATCAAGCTACTGCGTATAGTGATAGTGTAATTGAAAATGCTCCTAAAGCATTTAAGTCATGGAGCAAAGGTTATTTAGCTCAAATTATAACTCCAAAAAGCAATCAAATTATTGAAGCTACTTGGATGAGAGATAGTGTAGAAAGTAAAAAAAATTTAGGAATAACTAATAATCAAGAATTAAATGATATGCTTGATTTACTTAATAATACTCCTTCTTTAGAGCATACTGCATTGTATGGTGATAATCTTATGCCTCGTTTAAGTGAAATGGAAAAAAGTTATGAAAAAATATATAATTCATTACCTACTTCTTTAAGAGGTGATATGCTTCCTCCTGAAGAACAATTAGAACAATGGAAAGTTGCTTTAGAAGAAGGAAGAATGAAGTCTATTATTACTGATTTACTTACTCAAGCTATTGAAGTTGATAAACAACGAATAGCAAGTGGAGAATTAGTAGGAAGTGAAATAGATGGTTGGTCAGGACAATCTGCTGTTACTGAAACTTTAAAAATGATTAAAGAGAATATGTTAATATATGAAGAAAAAGGTTTTGGTGATGGTGGTTTTGGTGATAATGCTATAACTGGACCATTTACTTATACTAATTTAGATAATAACCAACGATCTGAATTAAAAAAAAATATTGAATCTCATGCAGATAGTATTGTTAATGATCATAAAGTAGAATCACAAGCATTAAGCCATCTAGAAGAATCAGCATTAGCTGAAAAAATTAATTTAATGACTTCTGGTGGACCGGGTTCATTAAATGATACTTTTCTTTTATTTGAATCAGAAGAACATATAAATAAATATATTGCTGAAAACTTTGTACAAGCTTCTGAAACTCAAATACAACAAATAAAAGATTCTTGGAGAGTAGCTCATATTATTAAAAAATCTTTTTCTGAGTCTTTTTATAAATTAAAAAGTGGA